TAGTTATCAATATTAAAATCACCAAATGCTTTTAAGATATCCATATTCAACTCCTTAATTGGAGAGAAGAATAATCCTAAACGATTTGAATCTATTGGAGCTCTATCAAATGATTTTTTAGTTGCTCTAGTTTTATATGAAAGGTCACCAATTAAAGTTTGTTCTTCAAAACGAATTTTATTAGAAGCATTAAATCCTAAAGATGGAACAGTAGCTGTTACAGTTCTATCGTATGGTGTATATTGATAAGGATATGCAGACGCCGAATACATATTACTTGCAGATGCAAATGGTTCTGCATAGCTTTCATTTATAGCAACGTTTTTAATAAACGAATCTTTAGTTCTATCTTTTGGATATTCAAAATCTAAACGGAATAATAAATCTGTTGTTGATGCTGTATATGAATTACCATTAATTGCGTCTGGAAATAATGTATGATTTTCAAATTTACTTCTTTGTAATGGAACAGTCCATAAACGAACTTCATCAACATTACCTTCAAATCCATTTCCACCAATTTGTAAAGATGAACCAGTTTCCCATTGGTTGTCGGATGTCAGTAATGACATACTAAGAAATGTATTTATTCTAATACCATCGGATGTTGCAAACCAAACTTCATATTGTGATTCAGAACCACCATAGTTGTATCTATTTATAGAAATGTTTGTATAGTTCTCTAATGATAATGGGATATTAATACTTCCTGTTTTAAATTCAGGCCCATATACATAATCAATTGAAGTTTCAATATATGGAGTACCAACCCCAGTTGTCATAAAGTAACTACTTTGAGCAACATCACCACCAAAGTTTAATTCTAATGAAGCAAACGAGCCAGTAGTTCTAACCAAATCTACCTTCCATTCACTTCCAGAAATTATAGTATAAGATGTTTCAGGTAGTTTTGCAGGCTTTATTCTAAATTCAACACAAGCTGGGTAGTTACCAGTTGTTGGTGCTACTTTCCAAGGTACTTTAATATTTGAACTACCATTTTGATTTAAACTACCTGTCAAATAAATTGCAGCTGTTCTATCATCAAATGTAAATTTAGTAGTTGCATCGTTTGTTGGGTCTTGTGGCCCTCCAAATTCCATTATAGTCAACATAGATTGGGGAACACCATAACAAGCCATTACAGCTTTCATAGCTCTACCAGTTCCTTTATGTTTTAATAGGTATGGTAAGTTATTTAAGATTCTTCTCCAAATTTGATTGTTTGCCTCATCAAGAGGCATAGAATATATTTGATATCCTTCTCGATTCGTACCATATACATGCTCCCATAGGAAGTTGGAATTAAATGCTCGTTTGGTATCCCATCCTAATGATTGTAGTATAGGACCAACAACAGTATTTATTATATTTTTTGATTGAGCTTCTCCTATTTTTTTATTATCTCTTATAGAATTTATATAGGTCCAAATAATATCAAAATGCTGGCCTATCATATCCAAAAATACAATAAAATCATTATTATCATAATCTTCCTGAATAAACAATGGAAGATTATTTACTAAATAATTTGTATTGTACTTATCATAATATTCGGATGCCGCTACAATAGAATTATACCATATTGTTGCTTCTGATGTGTTCGTAAGATAATTTACTTTTCTTGTAATACCATCTTGAAAAGTATTATCAAACTTAGGATATGCTAATTCATTTGTTGATGTGTATAGGTACTTTTCAAAACCATCAAAGTTTTGAATTATATTATTAATTTTATTAAGTAATACACCAGATTCATCAATAGGATATTGTCCGTATTTGATTGCAACTTCAAATTCCAAATCCAAAGAGTCTTCAGTATTTAGTATTTCGTTACCATCTATTTCTGGTGTGAATATGCCTTGAGCATCTTCTGTTAGTACATATCCAACATTAAAAGTTTCTTCTGATATTGCTTGGTATTCTTGAATATATTTTTCAAGTATGCCAAGTTTATAGAGGAAGTTATTTACTCTTTCCTCAGCCGAACCAAAATTTACAAAATTTTCCCAACTATATTCAGAATCTTTAACATATTCTATATTTAATTTACTTGTATCTATACCTTTTGATTGAGCGTACTTATTGATTAGTAAATTAGATGAATAAGAACCACTTGATATTAAATCATCAAATACCTGATAACCAATACCATTATCAACCTCTAATCCAAAATTAGGTCCTTTTAATGGAGGACAATCTTGTGTAGTATCTCCAACTAAACGTATAGTATCAATAATCGGATTGGCTAATATTTTAGAAATCCAAACTTGTTGATTATCCTGTACGGATGTTGGTAATGGTTCGTATAATTTTAATATTAATGAATTTTGGCTACCAGTCCAAGTTGTAATTAGTTTATTATCACCTTCGCCAAAATGTAAAAGATGAGTTAAATATTTTGAAGGGCTATCTCTTAATAAACTTCTATCAAATTGATTTATAAATCCTTCAGCTATTCTATTAATAGCAACATTTCTTGGAATTGTATAATTACTTTTTACAAATTTAATTGTAAGAAATTCCTCTTTACCACTAATAGTTTCAATACCACTAATGTTATATGGTATTAATTTTAAATTAAATACAATATTATTATTATCTTCGGCTAAATTATTACCCGATAACTCTATTAATTTTTTTACATTTAACGATACATTTCCGTTAGATGGTAATTGAGTGAAATTAGTTCCATTATATAATCTAACATAATCCGTATTAACGGAATCGTATGATATTTTGAAATTAACATCAGTTCCTACAAAATCTGGTCCAAATAATTCAGATGGATATGCTATATTTCTTATATCAGGTATACCAACATAAACCTCATTAACTACATTTAATACAAATTCAATAGGATTTCCATCAGATGCGGTTTGGCCCGATAATAATGATGCTCCTATTTTTTTTGTAGTTGAAGGCACCAATACTACTTTATAGTTTCCTATTTTAGTAATGGCAGCTGCAGGTATTGCTACAATAGCTGAATTAGTACCATCGATTAAATTAGTATATTTGTAAACACTCTCTCCTATATAAATTGCTATATCCGATACTGCTCCATTTTTAGATACACCAATAGGAATATCCGATTTTTCGTTTATATTGTATTTTTTAACACCTTCTTTATTTATAAAATCAATAGATGGTAGAATTTTTGTACTAATTGCCGCCTCTGTTGTTATTGATATTTTTTTATTTGAATCGGCTTCAAAACTTAAAAACACACTAGAATTCCTAATTACATTTCCTAAAGGATTGTTGCCCTGTGTTGGAAGTATTTCTTCGGTATTACCATTTGCGTTTGTTACTAATATCTTTGATATTACATAATTTGTCAAATCAGCAGATGAAATAGCTATATTAGTTCCAACTTTTTCAGTATAAGTGTATATTTGTTGTGTTGATAATGTATCGCTTAATGTACCATTTGTGTATAGAACAGAATCCCCCATACCACTTACTTCAATTGTAATGGTTACGTTTTCATCAGATATCGGTGTATCTACAACAACATTAGATTTTTCTAAATTAAATGCAACATCAATTATTTGACTAGATGCATTGTATGGAAAACTTTGTATTACATCATCTTTATAATATTCTACAATTACTTCAAATGGTGGAGTATTTGTGTATATTGGTTCATTATTACCAACCAATGGTTCATTGTAATTTGGTAATAATCTATTTTGATATCCAATTAAACTATCTCCTAAATTTATATTGAAATTTAAATTACTAAAATTAAAATTTAAATTTGGTACAGCTCTAAATATATATTTTTCATTTGATTTAAATCCAATTTTATCAACAGTAATAACTTTACTTCCAAATTTTAATAAATCATTTAAAGATATATCTAATTTATCTGTTGTTGTTTTGAATGTATTTTCTGCGTTTACATATATCTGCGATTCAGTATTTGCCTTAATGTTTACTATTAAATTAGTATTTGCATTTATTGTACCATACGCATTTGGATTTGTTGTAATGGGTATTACTACATTATTTGGAGTAGATACTACTACACCACCCCCACCACCTCCACCAAAGGACACAGATGAATCACTAATACTATTAAGTACACTTGCAGGGTTTGTTCCCTCTAACGAAAAATCATCCCCGAATATTCCATAATTTGCTTCTGCCATTACTTAATAAATATTTTATTGTATATTTTCTCTTTGTCTCATATCTCTTTCAAATACCTGCTCTCTACCATATCCAGTTCCAAAATCTCTTTCAACGAATCCACCCCCACCACCACCACTACCACCGGTTGGAGTTTCTATTATAATAGGTAACTCGTTACGGTCATTTTCAATAGGTGGTTGTTCTATTGTTATTACTTCACCAGTTGTTGGATTTTCTTTTTCAACAGGAAATGTAATTTTAGGTTCAGGTTCTGCTATTGGGGTTTCTCCTTTTAGTTTTTTTATGAATCCTAATTTCTTTTCACTTTGCTCTGGTTTCTCTATTGTTACTATTTTTAATTCAGGTACTTTTGTTTCAATTTGTATATCCGATGCTTTTGATTGTAATATACTTGGTGCATCATCCAAACTTTCAATTCTTGAATTTACAGATGTACTATTTAATTGCTCATCTTTTTGCATTAAATAAAAATTAATAGAATTAACAATCAACTCCGATAGTCTTCTTATTATAGTATTTTCTGATAATTGTAATCTTGGTTTAGTTGTTCTTGGTTTTCCGTAATTAAGGTCCTTAATATCGGATATCCTATTAGTAAATTCATAGTAAGCAGATTCTACAAACTTTTTATGAACAAATACGCTAAACGAATCAAAATTAGAAATTTTATATTCTGTTTTTAATTTTTCATACCATCCCTGCCCATATATGTTTTTTACAAAATCATCGATTACACTTGGATTAATTGATTCTACTAATTTTAATGCGTTGTATATTATATCACTCCTAAAATCACCATTATTATATAATATTCCAAATCTCTCTTTTATATCAGCCGCATTATTACTTTTTTCCAATGGAAATAATCTAACTTCTGTTCTTGATGGTGATATTTCACCAATCCAAAGTTTATCATTTGGTTGAAACGAACCCACTCTTTTATTTAGTAAAGATACTTGTGTTTTGAATAATCCATTAGCATAACCAGCCTCATTTATTAATCTTTCAACATCTATAAAATATTCGGCAGGTAAGTTGTTTTTTGTCATAACCGTTCCTTCCGCTATTAAAAAATAATCTCTTATATTTTGATTGTTTAATGAAATGTATCTAACCAATCCATGTCCTTTTTGTGGCAGTTGATTTTCAGAAATATCATACATAATAAATTCTATGATATCATCTTCACTTAATCCAAAAAAAGTCTGTAGGTCACCTTCCTCAAATATTTTTCTATCATTTGGGTTAATGCGGTAAGCTTTATTTTGTATTACCTCTTTAAAATTTTTCAATCCAGCTGCTGCCATAATTTATTTTTTAATAATGCTATCCACTCCAACTAGTTCCAACTTGTTTTTGAATTGAAACCCCAAGTGTTACATTTGATTTTTGAGATTTAACAATTAAACTACCTTTATATTCAGTATCACCCAATAAAGTAACACCAGCTGAAGGTCTGAAATCATCTATTTTAGATGGAATTGTTTTTACAGTGAAAAACTTCGTTTGCTTTGGTTGTAATGTGAATGATGCAATTTTTTCAAAAGAACCTATAGTCTGTCCACTTTCTTCAAACGTAAGTGTTATTGGTTCTCTTGAGAAATTATAAACTTCAACATCAGGTCCATTTATCCACTGCCCATTACCATCATCTTTTGCTCTAGCTCTATAAGTTAAATCCCCATATTGAGGTGAACCTTTTTGTACACTCTTAACAGAGAAATCCATACCAACTTTTGCACCTTCTGCAATTTTAGCTTGCTTACCTTCTAATATTTCTTTATATTGGTCATTTTGTTCTTTCAATGATTGATTACGAGCAGTTAAAGAAACTCTTTGAATTGCTTCAGCAGTTCCTTTTTGAATTGAATTTTGTAAATCAACTACTACATTTGATATTTTTACGTTTGCCTGATTTAATTGATTTTCAAATGATGCTACCAATATCTTTTGTGAATCAACATCAACTCGTAAACTTTCCGAAACTATTTCAAGTTCACTAACCTTTGCTGTTAAATCCACTACAATTGTATTAAGTCTAATAACCTCTTCTGTTAAATCAATAACGGATTGAGTTACTTCATTATAAACAGGTCTAGGAACATCATCATCCAATGGTGGTGGTTCGGTTGGTATTAATTCAAATATCCTTGTATCTACTGATTTTAGTAAATCAATTTCATTATATTTGGGTTTACTTAGTTTACCAAAAACAACACCATCTGTTTCATTGTACTCATTAAATGTATAACTTGTTTCAGTATTACGTTGTATTACAGAAGACCCACTTGTAGTTATACCATCAAGCAAATTAGCATTTTTTAATCCAGATGTTGTATTTCTATAATTAGCCATATTAGTTATTTACAACAGTAAATGTAATTTTATCATCATAATACTTTACATCACCATCCATATCAATTTTAAATTCTATTTTATAAACTCTACCAGTTTCCCAATTCGATAGATTTAATTTAATATAGTTACCATCACTATCACAACTCAATTTTGAATACTCACTAAAAGGAATTATAACATCATCCGATGCGAAATCTTTAATTTGATAATAGCTTGTTTGTGGAAGATACTTTATATCATTATATGCAAATGAATTTGTAAAAGTTTTTAATGGATATAATTCTCTACCAACCACTCTTATTGTTGGTATGGTATTTTTTTTGTATTCATTTTTAAATGATTTAACACCAACTTTAATATCATTTGAAGTTAATTCAGTTAATGAACCAGTTATATATGATTGGTCATCCCAACCTACTCTTATCTTTGGTTGATATATTGTAAATGTTTCTTTACTAAATAATCTTAATATTCCATAATCCTGTGTATTAGATTCTATGTTTTCAGGAAATAATGTTGAGTTTGCAAACTTTAGTATTAATCCATCATTTGGAATAGAACCTGACATCCAAACTTTTAACATTGATTTGATATCCATATCGATATCACCTCTTTCATAATTAAAGTTTTGAGATGCGCTGTATTGTGTCCACCAAGTACCACCACTACCATCGTTTATACTTGCGGTAGTAAATGAATTAAAATCATTGTCTAGCCAATTTACTTTAGTATCACCTTCTCTATAATTCCAGTTTACACCCTTTGTAGTGATTGCATCAAACCTAGTACCAATACCCATTTCCCAACTTCCAGATATAGCATTTGCATGAATTGTATATTCTAATGGTATTTCTTCCGTTTGAGATTCTTTTATCAACAATCTAGCATCATTCATACCAATTGTACCATTATATAATGATTGGGATAAAAACCCTAAATCAAATTTGAGTAAAGCATGTGATACATCTTTTACGTTTCCGAAAAAAACTTTACTTACTTCTAATATCTCATCAAGCCCAGTATTTTGATTGGGTTGTTGTAGATAAATTGATGCGTCTTTTGATGCTGTTAAAAAATAGTATGCCATTATTTTGCCCTCCCTTTTATGTCTGAATCAGGAAACTTAATTTCAAAAACAGAAGGGTCTAATGATGGATATACCACTTTATTTTTAGTTGCCGCTTCTATATTATACGAATTTGTAGAATATTGCCCTCCGCATTTATTTACAATTTCAAGCATAGGAACTGATGATACTCCTTCAACATTTGCCAATATTAATTCTAATTGACTTAGATTAATTGTTTGATTAAATGTCCACTTATCAATATTGAAATAATTTTTTAATTCTAAAATACACTTAGCTACTATTTCTGATTTATTAAAATTAGGATAGCAAGTTACTTCAAAATTAACTCCTATATTTATTATAAATCCATCGGAAAAATTAACACCATCCGTAAGAATTTTATATTCATTTAGATATGTTTTTAAATTTTCTTTAACTGCTCTATTAATTTGAGTTAATCTACCAGTACCATCCAATCCCAACATATAAAGATTTATAGCAAATGGATTATTTTTTTCGTTATCATTTGATGTTTTTCCAATTAAAAAATCTCTAATTTCAGCAGATACTGTTTCTTGCGTTGGTTCTTCTATATCAGGTCTATTAACAAATCCCATTACCAAATCGGTAAATTCTTGCAAAGCTTTAGGTGATGCTAATATTGATGATGGTGAATTATTATCCAACTTACCATCAGCGGTTGCGTAACATTTAGAAACAGAACCATATTTCGGTGGCATTGAAAGAGCCCTTACTTGATAATCCTTTGTAGTTACTGCTCTATTTTGAGAACCAAAATTTGCTAAAGCATTTTGTCTAATTTCTTCTAATGTTTCACTACCTCTACCACCAGACGCCGGTATTTCATTTGTAACGGCTACTGAATTTTTTAGACTATTATATGTTGCTATTTGAGATTGATTTAAATCTCCATAATCATTATCATATACAATAGATGTTATTCTAGTTAATTGACCCGATTCTATATTTGATAAAATACCACCACCTACATAATACTTAACAGTAATTGATGTATTTGATGGAGATGTTCCGTATGTTTTTGTTTTTAAGAAATTTGTTGGGTCAAATGATTCTTCCAATCTTTTAATAGAGTTAGGTAACCCCAGTCCTACATTTTTAAGATTTGGAATTAATTGTTCATCTGATGCCGATGGGTCACCAGCTCCAAATTGAAGTGTAGTACTTAAATCAGGATTTACCTTTGATACAAATCTTCTTGGAGTTTTTAAAGTTTTTAAAATATATGGTACGCTATCTTTAAATTGTACAAGATCTGGGTCATTTAATTCCGTATTTGCATAATCTAAAAAAACCATCTCTTGTGCTAAGTAAGGTACTTCATAATATTTGTTATTATTAGAATCTCTTACATCATATACTTCTATAATATTAGTATCACTTAAATTTATAGTTTGAAATGGTGTATATGAACCAAATTCAAAAGTAGCTTCTTTCGATGTTGCAGATATTGCCTGAACATATTTTTTTACAAGATATAAAGTAGGTTCACCTGTATTTGCATCCCTCTGATACACAGTAATATCTCTATCCGTAGTATCCGAAAAATCTATTATATCGGTAGTAATAAATTTAATAGATTCATCTTTAGACTCAATTTCCATACCTTGTCTAATCCTTAGTAAATATTTAGTATCTATTTCATTTAATATACCACTACCAACCGCAGGTACTATCTGATACACAGACATTAATGTTGTTGCAGGTGCAGTAACTTTTGGTTTATATCCTAACGCATGAGCCAATGCAACTACATTTTCTAAATCTTCGGCTGTTGTTATTAATGATTCTTTAAATGTATCATCTATATAGTATGATAGTACATCACCTATATAAGATGCCATTTCAATAAACATCATACCAGGAGAAGCTTCAGTAAAATCAGTATTTGTTTTTGGAAAATATGTTTTTGAAAACTCAATTAAGTTATCTCTAAAGGCTGAAAAGTCTTTATTAAGATATTTTATATCTTTTCCTCTATTTGTAAAATTGTTATTTGATGGTGTTAAACTCATATTATGGTGCTATTTGTGCTATGTTAAATGATACCAAACCAGAATTACCAGTACTTCTACTTCTAAATTTCAATGATATGTTTATCAAATTTTTATCTTTATTTTCATTACTCATATCAACATTTATTTCCTCAATACTTACATTTGGTATATATTTTTCAACAGAGTTTGTTATTATATCTTGAACTTTTTCTTCGAATTCATCTGTAATTGGTTCAAATAATACAGTTTCTACACCTGTACCAAATAAAGGATTCATCAAACGCTCTCCTCTTTTAGTTAATAATAGATTTTTTATATTAGTTTTAAGTTGTTCTATTTCCGTATAATTTTGTTTAAAGGCAACATTACTTATTTGAATTGGTAAAGACAATCCAACTGCATAATCTTCATATTCCTTTGTTTCTATTATAGGTTTTTTTCCTAATATAATTGCCATTACTTCTTAAATCGTTTTACCAATTCTGAATAGTCTCTGTTAAAAGCCTTATCCAATTCAGCTACTCCAGTATTTACACCCAATCCAGTTGGAGAAGGTCCTTTCGCTAAATCACCATAACCCATTTTTTCAGCAATTGCTGTTTTACCTACAATAGAACCCATATCACCCTGTCCAAAGTTCATTGTTCTAAACCCACCATCTCCTTGTGGAATACCACCTCTTGTTTCATTGAGGATTTGATTAATCATTGGGTTTTTACTGAATTGTTTTTGTGGTACTACTTTTGTAGATACTGATTCTTCAATAAGTTCATCATCTAACATAGCTTTAGCCATAGATAATCCAGTAGTTTTTGGTTTAGCAGGTTGTTTACCCTCTGCTAACATCTTTTTCATCTCAGCCTTCACACCTTCCTTAATTAAAGCAGGTAATTGCTCTTTAAGTTCCTCTTTAATAAGAATTTGGATGGCTTTTAATAGTTTGTCCGTATTCATACTTTATTATTTGTTATGTTTATAAATATTTGAATTGTTATTTTTGAAAATTATGAACTGAATAGGGTTGCTTCCTCTTTTCTTCTTCTAACTAGACCTTCATATAATTTACCAGTAGATGCTCCTCTAGTCGGACCATTTAGTAAACCATTTGCTGCAGATGCATAATCTTTAGCTCTAATTGCTGCAGGAATATTTGGATAATTTGCGAAACTTCCACAATTATAAACAAAGCTTAAACACGCTGCTTTTTGTTTATTATTAAGAGCATCAAACTCAGCTTGAGATATTTTTGATTTTCCACTACCTACAAATCTTGCTTTATATGATACAGAAACTTCATATTGTAATACTTTTAATGCAGCCTCAACTGTTGTTGTATCTCCATATTTAACATCTCGTATTGTTCCAGTTGATGGGTCTAATATTTTATCCGAACCAAATCCTAATCTTGGAGTACCTTCATCATTTAATGCCGCTTTCGCAAAACCTTCATTTTTAGCAATAAATTTAGCTGATAGTGTAATCCAATCAGCACTTAAATCCAATGCACCTAAATCGACATTTATAATACCACCACCACTACTACTAAATCCACCGCCACCACCTGCTCTAAATCCGCTTACGAATGGTTTACCTTGATTAAACTTTATTTCTCCGAATTCATCATCCGATACTGATACATTTATAGATTGTCCAGAATCCAATTCAAAGAATTTTAAATCAATTTGTTCTTCAGTAGTTCCATTTGGAATACTTTCTTCTTTTGTTGTTTTTACCGATTCTTGCTCATCTGCATTTTCTTTTGGTACAAAATCATCTTCGGTAACAAGTTGAGTTCTTGTTGAAGGAGCTATAAAATAACCATTCCAATTTAAAACTCCAGGTCCTGGTATTTGTACTGGTGATGGTGGAGGTCCTGCTGCAAATAAAGATACAGTATATATAGTACCTTTTACACTATTCAAATGGTTAGTTGCGTATGATATAAATTCATCTACAATTAAACCTGTGTTATTTGTTGGATTTATTGCTGCCATATTATTAAATTCTTACTACCCCCTGTACCGCTCCCATATCTTTAATACAATGAGCTGTTATTCTAGCTCTACCTTTAGGTCCTTTGTTTCCATCAATACCCCACCATTTTCCACCATCAATTTTCCAAAACATTCCTATATGGTTTGATGCACCATTAGTACCATCCCAATCATAAATTATTCCATCCCCTGCTTTTGGTACAAACTTAGCATTTTCTGGATTTTTCATGTCCACATATCTACCATTTTTAATAGCCCAGTCAACCCACGCTGGAACATACGCTGGGTTTGGGTGGGTTTTAAGAATGCTAGATTCATTTAGACTATTTTTACCTTCGGCTTCAGTCCACCAAGTACCTACAGTAGCTCCACACCATGCCCATCCAGTTCCACCTCCAATTTTTGCACCACCTAACGTTTGTATTTGTAGAATTCTAGGATGCCCAGTATCATCTGGATTTTCTATTACATCTTGACCTGCGTCATATACCGCAATTTGAACTGCCCTTCCTCCAATAGTGGCATCACCTGCAAAATTATTAAATTTTACATAAGGAGCACCACCTCCAGCTCCACCACCTCCTATTTTAAACCCACTCACAAATGGTTTACCTTGATTGAATTTAATTTCACCAAATTCATCATCTGATACGGATATATTTATAGATTGTCCAGAATCTAATTCAAAATATCCTAAATCAACTTTTTCTTTCGTATCAATAATATTCGATTTCTCTGCTGAAATTATTTCTGGTACTGCGGCTTTTTCAGTAGATGATGGAGTAGACGGTGTAGATGTTAGTGGTTGTGAGGAATCTAATTCAAAATATCCTAAATCAACTTTAGGTTCTACTTTAGTAGTTGTTGTAGTTGGTGTAGCTGGAGTAGCTGGTACAGGTACGTTGGTTGTTATAGGTTGACCAGGAACTATACCTAATATTGCATTTTGAATTGGTACTTCAGTATTATAATCTTTATTTTTATCTAATATTGCTGTATATTTATTTATAATATCAGATATAGTTTGTGCTTTTAATAATTCATTTTGTGCTGTAAATTCTATGTATTTTTCAATTGCTTCCTCTAAAGATTCCTGATATTCAATTCTTTGTTCAGGAGTTAATTCTTCCGAAATTACCGATGGCCCCGATATTGGTTTTTGCCAAATGCCAGGATCTGTAACAATATTTTGAGTTACACTTAAATTTACAGTTGCTTGTATAGCTGGTTGTATTGGTAATGGTGATGTTGCCATAACTGCACCTGCCCAATATGCTTTAACACCAGCGCCCATTTCACCAACCAAATCGTATGGAGTTGATGAATTTACACCTTTTTGTAAAGCAGATGCAAATAGTTGTTTCATCATTTCAACATTTCCACTTACTAATGGTATTTTATGTTGTGTATCAAAACCTCTCTTTACGGCAGCATCATATTCTTTTGCATACAATTCAGCAACAACACCGATATCCGAAATTCCTTCTGGACTATTTGCTACTCTTAATATATTTTGTTTGAATATTTCCCAAGACATTATTTAATTATTTTCTTCGCATTCCCCAGCTTTCTAAATTTGGAATTTCTCCTTTATTACTTTGTATGAATAATTCTACAGCCCTTTCTTCGGTAACTTTACCTTTAAAAGTAAGCGCACCAACCCCATCTGCTTCTCTCTCACCTACAAATAGCATAACAGACATCCGCTTACCATCCCATTCATATCTATAAGATAAATCTCCTTTTGGTGGAGC